ATACATGGCCGAGCACTTTGTTTTCGAGATAGTCGGAGAATGAATTAGCCATGGATTACCCCATTGGTTTGGCGCGAACGCGTGGCGTTGTTCCGCTGTAATTGGCGCGTTCTTGCTCAAGTTTCATGGCCTCAATGCCACGTTCATAAGCGGCATTCCAAACGGGAATGCGCGAGTCATCTTGCAGATAAGGCGCCGATTGCAGCAGTGCGCCGTACAAGTAAAGGTCAGGATGTTTGGTCAGCAACCAGTTCGTTGTATTGCTATCAGATAACGCGGCAATCTTGCCGTAATACGTCATTTGAACTTGCGTTGTATCCGTTCCCGGAGTTGGCACAACCTTGAACGTATCACCAACAATCGTGTAGTAACGCGGTGTGCCAGCCGCCGAAAAGTAACGCGTATAAAAGTCATCGCTTTGTTCATCGCTCAAAAACTCCAATTTGGTTGGCGTTGTCGTGAGCAAAACAAGATTTTCCATTTGCAGAAAATCGGATGGAAGTTGCGTGTATTCGCTATCAAGCGTGGCATTGGCCCGGACGATCATTTGACGCACGCGTACGGTTCGATTGAACTCGGCTTCCGCCAACGTGATGAAATCGGCGATGGCAGACGTTAAGTCCGACCGGTTCACCCAATCGGCAATCGACGTTTTAAGTTCCGAATAAGTGCCAAGCGCCATGATTAGGCAGCGTCCTTTTTGCGAAGTTCGGTTTTAAGGCCGACAGATGCTCGATAAGCATCCTCTTGCGGACGGATTGCCCAGGTGTGCTGATGCTTGTATTCCCAGGTTCCAATATGTCCAATGTGCTTGGACAGGTCATGATCAATATACAACGGAATCTCATTGTCGCGCAATAACTTGCAAAAGTATATGTCTTCGCCCATGTAGCCTTTAGCCGCCACATCCCATGGCGTAGCAAACCAAGGCATCTCGATAGCGCGAAACACGTTCGTGTCAATCATCATAACACCCGTTCCAACCGCGTCAACTTGCTCGACGCCCGTGTCGTGCTCACCTGTATATACAGGCACCTTGCGCTGTGTTTCTGGATCATAGTTCGCAGCCGTTGGCCCCACTGGCATTCGCCTGCGCGGGCAGTTGGCGGCAACCACTAACAAGTCACGGTCAAGCAATTGCTTGATGGTGTCTTGCGGGAAGCGCATATCGCTATCAATAAACAGCACCACGTCAGCGTTATTTTCCATGGCGGTCATCACCAATTCTGAACGCTGGCTTACAAGCAATGTTCCCTTGCTGATGTTCACATTAACCACGTCATGCGGATGATGCGCAACGTGGAAAGACACTGCATTGACAAGATCAAATGCAAAATCTGAATGCACTTCGTCCCTCGCAGGGACGCATACGCTAATCAATCGTTTGGTTTCCATCACACCCTTCCTGGTCGAGTCCTGAAAAATCGGTTATCGGGATCATTGAGCCACTTCTTAAAATCTTTTTCTGTGCGCGTGATGCCCTTGCTCACCAAGTCCATGTAGATGTTCATGGGGATGGATGCAACTCGTAAACCAAGACCTTCACCGTCCCACCTGGCGCGTTCGTCGATGGCGGCGAACTCTGCTTTGTTGGTTTCAACAATGGGCGTTGCATCTTGAATCGTTTCAATCACCGCTGTGTCTGTGGCCTCGTCGTAATGCCAAATGCGCGTTAGGCCAAGAAGTGGATCATGCTCGAAAAGTTTTGATTCCATGTAAAAACGGGAGCGTTTCCGCCCCCGTTCCTTGTTGCTAGTTAGGTCGAAAGATCAGCCGCCAAACCGTGTGCCTTCTCGTTGTAAATGGCAAGGCCATATTCAGCGAGGAGCAAGCGCTTTTCAGCATCACCCGTTGTCGCAAGCTCGACTTGCTGGAACGGACGAAGGAAATGCACGCCAGCGTAATCAGGTGACAAAACAAACGCGTCACGATCACGTTGGAAACGGTTAGGAACAATGTTGACTTGTCCAAAGTCACCAACATACACATCAGCCGCGCCAATGATCTGCGCTTGCTTGCCAGCAGGCACATCACGAAAGCGCGTTGCGATGCCGTTGAAGCCAGAAACAACTTGCTTGTTCTTGGCACCAACCATCACAATCGAAGGATCGCCGCCCTGCTCCCACACTTTCTGAAGCACACTCTTGAGAATGGTTTCAGTAAATGCGCGAGTCACGCCATCGCTGCGATCATCGTTAGGCAGCGTGGAGTAAGAAGGATCAGCACCGTTAGTGCCCTTGTCGGTGTTGGTCTTGATGAACGCGAGCAACGATCCGGTCTTTTGAGCCGTTGTTGAGTCACCAGCGGTTGCAGCCTGGTTCGCCAGCATGATGGTTTCCATGTCGCGCTTCAGTTCAGCCGCACGCTTTGCCAACTGATAGGCCAATTCCGACTTGCGGCCTGCTTTGTTGACAGCCTCAACCGTACCGGAGATCACAACCGTTTTGCGGCTGATTTGGGTGTAATTGGTTAGCTGAACGGTTGCCGTTACAGCATCATACGAAGTGATGTCATCACCTTGCAGTTGCGCGTTTGCGGTGGTGTTGTCCGCCAACGAATCGGTCTGCCACTGGAACAGCGTGTTGCTTGCTGTGCCACGTCCAATGTTGTTCATGAACGGTGTGGTTTCCGGGCTGATGTTGTAAATCTGATTGCTCAAATCCTCACGGATACCCTTTGCAGAGTAAGTGAGGAAGGTGTTTGATGCGATAGTCATTTGGGTTTCCTTTAGATGAGATGTTCAAACAATTTGGCAGCGTCACGAACGTTGCCGGTTTTTGCAAGGCGCTGTTTGGCGCGGACTAACTCACTCGTGGAAACTTTGGCGGCTTTTGGATTACCAGGCGTAATGGTTTTGGCTTGCTGTACAACGGGCGGTTTAGGCTTAATCGTTGCCTGTTTTGCCGCGATTTTGTCGTATAGCATTGCCTTACGAAGTAATTTGACAACGCGGTGATCAGCCACGCCTTTCAAATCGTCTTCCTGAAAACCTTCCTTCAATCCAAATTCAATCAACGCGGCCTTTTCAGCCTTTGCCGTGTCAGCGTTTTTCCATTCTGGAATGGCCTCCACAAGAAGTTGCGCCTCTTGCTCAAGCCTGGCTTTCATGGCTCGTTGCGATTCAGCTTGTTGCAACTGGTTCAAGCGCTGGAGTTCGGCTTGTGATGCTGCCAATTTCTCGTTGCGCTGACGTTGCAACTCGGTTTGCCGCACCCATTCAATTGGATCGTCTCTGTATAGACTCTCCATATCAATCGGGTTTTCCTGTTGCTGTTGGAGTTGCGATTGCAACGCCGTAAGCAATTGAGCGTAAGTCTGCCGCTCTTCGCGCACCGCGTTCAGCTCGGCTTCAGCGGCCTTGCGCTGTTCAGCCAATGCTTGCGTTTTGCGCGTGTAATCAGCCGTTCGCTGGTAACCGTTGATCAACTCATTAAGTTCAACCTCTTGTTCCTTGCCATCAATCTTGACGGTGAACTTTGGTGGCTCGCTGGATTGCTCTGGTTCTTGAGCGTCTTCGTCTGATTCGCTCGATGCTTCAACGTCTTCGGACCCTTCGCCTTGCTCTTCCGCGCCTGTCTCTGCATCGCCAACATCATCGGATTCGGCTTGCGCCTCGTCCGTTTGCGCCTGGGCTTCTGTTTGTTCTCCGGGTTCGGCAAACATATCCTCAAAGGCTTTGGCGGCTTGCGCCACCGTCATGCCCGCTGTGCTATCGCTTTCAACGGTTGCTACATTGTCACTCATTTATTGCGCTCCATCAAGATTTGGTCAGTTTCCGTTGGCGATCAGCCGCCATACGGGTCAACGTACCGTCAGTTATCACGCTTCCAAAATAGGTTTGAAGGCGATCCATGGCTTTGAAGTCATGAAAGATCATTTCGCGGTGCTTGGCATCCTGCGAAGCGGTCCACTCTTCAAACAACGATTCTCTAATTCGTTGCCACGCCTCTTGGTAAAGCGTGGAATTCAAAATGCGTTCGGCTTCCTGTGCTCTTCTTACTTTTTCGTCAGGTGTCATTGCATGGGTTGTGCCGCTGTAACGGCTTGTTGTGCCTGGTTAATCGCCTGCATCTGTAATCGTTCACGGTCCATCGCAACTCTGGCATCAATCTCTGCCTGCGTTGCCGCTAAGTCAACTTGATACTTTAACTCCATTTCCTGACGTTTCAGGATGCCATCTTGCGCAATGCGATCACGCTCACGATCATCTGCGCGGATCATCTTCTCGCGCTCCAATGCAAGTTCGGCGGCTTTCTTTTGAATATCAGCCTGAATGCTTTGAATTTGCACTTGCGCCAAAGCTTGTGTTGGGTCCGGTTGTGGCTGCGCCGGTGGCGGTGAAAAGTCCATCGGCAATTGATTGAAGAATTGCGTCGAGTCCTTATAACCGGCCATTTCTACAAGCTTTGATAACGTGTTGGCGTACTGACCAACCGTCACAATGGGATTGTTGGTGCCAAGCGTTTGAAGCAACTGCTCTTGTTTGCCAGCAATGGCTTGCAAGAATTGAATCTTTTCATCAATGCCGCCAGTGCCAAGACCAACGTTGACGCTTACATCCATCGAAGCATCCCAACCACGCGGGTCAATTTGCACCCACTGGTTACGCAGTCTGATCACGCGTGGCTTATCTTGATTGCGCGTAATTAGGCGCAGTAAGCCTTTGAATAATCGCTTCATACCGATTTCGCTAAACACGCGAGCGATCAACTCAATGTGTTGCTGCGCGGCCTGGACCGTGGCCTGTACCGCCAACTTAGTGGTGGATTGCAGCGCATCAGCGTTAAGGCCCATTGAGGCTTTGGACATGCCGGTGCGGGCCTCTTTCACCTGGTCCATGTATTCCATCATCGGGAATGCCTGACCGCCAACAAATGGTGTGGTGAACGGCTGAACCATACCAGGCGCACGCATTCTGATGATGGCGCCGTTTTCGTTATTCAGCACGTCATCAAGGTTCACTTGACCTTCAACCACGCCCGTGCGCGGATGAATGGATTGCGCCAGTGAATCAAGCATATTGCGCAGGATTACTGACTTGATGCGCTGAATGTCCATGGTTACATCTGCCGTGGACATGCCAAAAAGCGTATGCGGCTCAGGATCAGGGCAAAAATAAGCAAAGGGAACATCATCAGCCGGATCGTTGGCAACGATCTTGTAGGACGGACCCATGGTGCAAATCTTGCGCAGTTCCGCCACACCATCACCGTCCATATCCATGCGGATATAGGATTCGGTGTAAAGCACGCGGCGTTGCGCTGGATTGTTGGCTGATTCGCCAAACATCATTTGCGCAGGATTACGCGCAATGCGTTCAATGTTTGTGTCGAGTTCGTCTTCGCCCGTGTTGGACTCGACCAATTCTTGATCGTAACCCATGGCAACAAGTTCGGACACGGTGGCAAGCTTTCTGTGCGCCACAATGTCTGCGTCTTCAAGCGTTCGCGCTCTACGGTCAACGATGAACTCTTCAGGCGCCAGGCTTTCGACGCGGAAACGTTTGGTGATGATCTTGCGGCTAACCGTCACGTCATGAATCATGACTGTTGGCGTTAGTTGCTGGCCGGTCAACGGATCAATCACCGGTGGCGGCGCTGACGGGTCTTCGGTGGACATTAAGTCCACCATCTCAACGCCTTCCTGACCAAGGATCAGTGACAGTTGCGCATCATCAAGACCTGTATAGTTTTCATTTTTAATTTCAATGTGCTCATCAACCCACCATTTGCAAACACCTGTTTTGCGTACCAAGGCATCTTTGAAGATGGAGTGAAACAGCACAAAACCATTGTTGTCTTCGTTCAGGATATAGCGCACATAATCCGTGGCCTGCTCTGCCATCGGCGCATCTTCCATGTTGCGCGGCACATACTGAACAACGTTCTCTGATGAGAAGAAAATGCGCATGAGGCTCGGCAAAATGGCTTGCACTGTGTCGCGCACATCCATCGATACAACCTGGCTGCGCCCCTCTTCTTCATCGCCAAACGGATCGCCAAAATAGTATTCCGTGGCGCGAGCGCGAAGATTGCCAATCTCCAAATCAATGAAATTGGTGGCATCAACAAGTTCAGCCGCAACAATGGCTTGAACTTCAGTCTCGTCCATAGGCTCACCGGACTTGATGCCGGTAGCAAGGTTCATTTCAACGTCCATAGTTCACCATTTGACTTTGTTGGCCCAATAAGCCGCACTCATTTTGCCCTTGGCAATATTCGCAGCATGTCTTGCTTTGAATGCCTCGTTGCGTTTGGTGCCTTCCGGTGAACCTTGAACGCCTTGTTGCCCAAAACGAATCAGTTTGACCTCATCACCTGATTTCGCCAATACAGCGTGGCTTTTCTTAGGATGATTCGGCGTTTTTTTAGGCTTGTTATAACCAGAAAACGTTTCTGACCCGCGCTTAATCATCAATCTTCCTCACGCATAAAATTGACGCGCTGAAACTCAACGGCTTCGCGCTGGCGGCGTGAGTTCGCCATTGATGTAATAGGCCCGCCAACTAACCAGGCGTCGCATGTGCGTGCCGCTGCACACTTAAAGTGGAATAGTTCGCAGTAACCAAGATCGGCGGCATCTTGCACCACCATCTCTAAGTCTTCGTTCTCTTCGCTTTCGCCTTCTTCGCCGTTTTCGTATTCGCCGTTTTCTTCGTCGCTTTCGCCCTCCATGCCGCCTGTGATGCACTCAATCATTTCAGGCGTTTGAATGAAAGCGGCGCAGTTACCGCAACGCATGGACTTGGCTTGCGCTAAGTCCGTGTTCCACGTTTCGGCTTTGGCGTTCCAGAATTCACGGTTAGGCAATTCAGGATTAGCAGGCCCATAACCCACATTGGCAAACGCCCAATTGCGATTCTTTAAGTTCGCAACCGGGTCTTTGGTTTCAATAGGGCATTCCATCACTTTTTCTTCGCTTTACCGGCTTCAGACAACGCAATGGCTATGGCCTGCTTAGGGTTTGTCACTTCCGGCCCTTTCTTGCTACCCGAATGCAACTTGCCCGCCTTGTACTCGCGCATGACTTTGGAGATTTTCTTCTCGGCTTTGGTCTTTTTCATCATGATGGCAGTATGTCCGTGATGGTGACGTGAAAAGTGTGGCTATGACCCGAAATAATGGCAACTTTGTCGCCGGGATTGACCGCCACATACTCAGTTTGATAAGCAGGAATAATAGGATCATCAACCGTTGCAGTTGGGTTTGCGCCTGCTTTGAAATGCAAGTGCCTGCCATCATCGGAGCCATTGGAAACACGCATAAGTGTTACGCCGGTTGCGGCGGCGTGCGATTGCTGGCTTGAGTCTGACGTTGTAAGCATCGTCGTTGTGCCAAAGCGACCAATAACTTCAGGCCACAAATGACCGGCTGAATCGCGTACTTGCTTGCTCATTTCTTAGACCTTGCAGCACGCATATTGTCAACAAGGTTTGGGTATGGCCTTCCAGCGGATTTCGCCATGGCTTTGGCGCTGGCTTTTTCCTTCTTGGACAACGGTTCGCTCTTGCCCAATGACTTTGGACGCGCTTTATCCCACACTGGCCTGGCTTTCATGGCACTACCCCCATTTGGGGGCAGACACTAGCACATTAGCGCATCAATGCGCAAGATTCATGCGCAAAGCGTGGTAATCCTCCAGAAAACCGCTCATGCTGGCGAGTTTGTTGAAC